AGCGATAAAGTTGAGTTGAGCGTCAGTAGTTCGCTTATAAAGCGACTGAACATCTCGGGATTTTTCAAATAACCGGGAGAGCTTATCCATAGCCTGAGGCTCCTTTAATTGGCACCAGGCCAATTATCGACAGTTTAACGTTAAAGTTCAGTATCCCTTTTGTATGTTGCGCTCCGCAAACAGACTCGCCGCGGCGGGTTTTTTATGCCCGTAAATTGAGGTTCCTATGGATATTCAGGCTTACCGCGTCGCTGTACGGCTGGCGCTGGATGACCAGATTACGCGCAACCTGCTGCAGGTGAGCCGTGATGCGATTGAACTGAATAAGAAGTTCGTCACCATCACCAGGAACATTAAAGCACTGACCAGTGCGGCCCACGAGGCGACATCTGCGCTGCGGGCACTTAATCGCTCCCTGAATAATGAGTTCTCAGGTGCGTCACGTGGGGCGCGTGAGTATGCCGGTGCTATCCGCGAGATTGCTGATCAGACACAGCGGATCAACCGGGCCTCCCGTAATGTGCCACTGCTGGCGAGCAGCTACGATGCCGCAATGACGCTGCCCGTTCTGGCTGCGGGTGCCGCGGCTGCAGGTGGAAGCGGTGGATACGGGAACCATGGCGGAGGACCTGCGCTGCCTCCTCCTGCAGGAAACAGTCGCTGGTGGCATGGCTGGCATAACGGCGTCCCTCCTGGCGGATGGGGTGGTGGCGGCTCTGGCCATGGCGGCGGTAATGGCCGCCCACCCGGCGGAGGCTCATATTCAGACGGCATGACCAATCTGGCCACTGGCTATCTGGGCTTCAGGATGCTGAAGGGCTTTGTTGATGAGGCGGCCCGTTACCAGACAATGACTGAGAAGTTCAGGCAGTTCGGTATGAGTCAGGCGGTAACAGAAGAAGCACTGCGTTTCACCGAAACCACGCGGGTCCGTGGTTCATCGGCCACTGACATGCTGAAGTATCTGGTCGAGGCGCAGGGCGTATTCAGCGAATCCGGCATGAAGTCTGTGGAGGAGCAGCTGCGCGCGGCGAAACTGGCAGCCCCCGTGCTGGCGCGTATCACCTTCGCCTCCCGAGGACTGGATGAGCACCAGCGTGAAGCCACGGTTGCAAAACAGATGGATATGCTGCGCTTTACCGAGACTGCAGGCGGCCTGAAAAGCCCTGAGCAGTTTAATCAACTGATGGACGCTGCCTTCCGCGCTATCCAGTCCTCCGGGGGCAATGTCGATTTTACCCAGTACCGCCAGTTTATGGCTAAAGCGGGCACTTCCGCGTTTGGTCTGAGCAATAAAGCCCTGTTTGCAGAACTTGAGCCCATAATCGGCGAGCTGAAGGGCAGTTCCGCAGGTGATGCACTGATGACCGCCTACAACCGGTTAAATGGCATTATTAAACTGCCGAATCAGGTCGCGCATGAGCTGATGAAAATGGGGGTATGGGATGCCAGCAAGATTGAACTCAACAGCCTGGGTGGGGTAAAACGTTTCCGGGGCAACCCGCTTGTTAATGCTCAACTCTTCAGTCAGTCGCCGGTTGAATACTATGAAAACGTCATCCTGCCACTCTACCGCAGGCACCATTACACCGAAGAACAGAAGCAGCGCGAGAATGCCCTGATATTCGGGCGGACCGGCGGCAAGATGTTTAACCTCATCGACAAACAGCTTGAGACCATCCATCACCGCATCGACGCCTATGGCATCGCGCGCGGGCTTGATGACGCCTATGGCGCGGTTGGCAGCACCTATAACGGCAAGAAAATCGACTTCCATAAGAAATGGCAGAACCTGCAGCTGGTGATGGGCAGGGATGGCGGCCTGCTGGACACCTTCACGCAGGGGCTGGACAGTCTGACGCATTCTCTCCAGCAGATGGCAGACATCGCGCACCGGCATCCTGAGCTGGCGAAATTTGCAGGCAAGGCGGCACTGGCGGTAACCGGGCTTGCAGGCATCAGCGGCGGATTCTGGCTCATCAAACATGCGGCAGGCGCGCTCCTGATGCCGCTTAAGTTGGCGGGCTGGGGGATCGACCTGCTGATTGGACGAAGCGCCACAACGGGTCTGACCGGGCTCACTGCCGCGCTTACCGGTCTGCCAGGGCTTATCACTGCCGTGACGCTGGCAGCCATGTATCCGGGAAGCACAGTATCGCACAGCCGGGAAATGGCAGAGCGTGACCGACTGGCCCGTCAGAACGCGCGTGACAATGGAGTTGCCTATAAGCCCTGGATGCCGGCGCAGTCAGATTTCGACAGGCAGCAGGTGCGGGAGCAGGCTTACCGCAGAACCGGTCGCTATCCGCCAATACCACCACTGGCCCAAAGCCATGCCGCACAGCCCGTCAATCTTCTGATGACACATGAAGGCCGGCAGGTGCTGGTGGCCACCGTCATGAGTGGCATCAGTAAGCAGGCAGCCAGAGCACCCGCCTCAACCAGCGCTTTTGACCCATCGATGCTGATGGTTTATCCCGGTCAGGCAGGCAACCTCTCACTACCTTAGCGGCAGTTTTACACAGGCCATATCTACTCGGACTGCAATGTCTGTGCGCCTGTTACTGAAACATGACCTCAGGGCCCTCCGGTTTACAGAATTCTGAACCTCATGTTGCCCATGATTGATCAACTGATTGTGAATTAACGGCTGTCACACTGACTGTAATCAGCCTGGCTCTGATTAAGGTAACCCTGGAGGAAGTTTATGCTCAATAAAACCATGTTATTGCTGATGTTCATGGGCATCGCTGCGGCATCGGCTTCCCAGACTGCACGCAATGAGTTGGGAGATGCAAACCTGCCTGCCGGAACAGCTCACCGTTCGCCGCAGACAGACGTCCTGATTCACAATAAATTGCTGAACGATCCTTTGTCACCAAGGGTGGGTGCAGAGGACCCCGATCTGATTGTGGTCAGTTTTACCAACTACGATTGCACAGACTGCAAACAGGTCGACAGACATCTGGAGAAGCTGCTCAACGCTTATCCCCGGATCGCGGTCACCTACAAACTGCTTTCCTGGGGTCCGGCGTCATCAACCGCTGTTACCCGCAGAGCACTATCAGTGTGGATTGAGCAGCCAGACAAATTCCACGTGTTTCATCATGCGCTGATGTCCTATAGAGGCATGGCTGACGATGTGCGTATCTATTCGGCTTACAGCGCTGCCGGAATGAAACTGAGCACGTTCAGGCCAGACACACAGCACATCATCGATGTGAACAAAGAATTTTTAAAAGTTATGCATCTGCCGGGTACACCAGCAACCCTCATCGGAGACAAAGTATTACTGGGTGCAGTGACTTATGACGCGCTGGAAGAGGCCGTTAAAGCGGCACTGGCCGAGACAAAAGACGGGAAACGTTTAGCTGTAACGAAAAAGAAGACCTTCAGGACCGGATAAATTCCGCTTGAAGCACATCTTTTTGCCCTCAATCTGATGTCCGGGTAGAGGTTTATCTGCCCGCCTGCCGGCCCGTCACAGTCAGAGCGCAGGGCTGATACCCGCGGGGTCCTTCCTTCTCTCATAGTCAGTCTCCTCCTGAATCAGGTAAACGCAGCATGTCATTTCTGAATTCCCTGTCGCAATTTGCACAGGGTATTGATCCGACAGTCACCCGCCTAATGCTGGGCGACTTCGAGTTTATGGAATTCGAAGTGCCTGAACAGGTGTCCATTCGAGGCAGGCAAAAAACAGTACAGCACCAGCTGATTGGTGGCCGGCGTGTTATCGACGTGCTGGGCACGGAATACGAGCCATTAGCCTGGTCTGGCATAATAACGGGCCTGCAGGCGGGTGAGCGGGTCAGTGCCCTTGAGCGAATGCGGGATGCCGGGCAGCCGATGGTGCTGACGCTGGACGATTACCGCTTCACTGTTGTGATCACGGCGTTTACTCCGGTCTACGAGTATATCTGGCGTCGCCCTTATTCCATTGAAGTGGCGGTTGTCTGTAATGAGGGTTCGCCGGAAAAAGTGGATGCCCTGACCGGCGCACTGCGGGCACTGATTGACAGTGACCTGGGCCGTGCGCTGGGCCTTGCAAAAATCATCAACGTTGATGCCGTCACGCAGGCCGTCAGAAATCTGCATCAGGCTGTCAGACAGGTGACAGATTTTGCGCATGCTACCGTCGTGCAGATTCAGGCCGTTGTCAGGCCCATTATTGCTGCCCGCAACATCATTCAGCATGAGCTCGCACTGCTGGAAGCCGCAGCCGCTGATATCACGACGCTGGGCGGGCTGGTGCCAGGTAACCCCATCTCAAAAACCGTCAGTAATCTGCTCACTCAGTCAGACCACGCAACCCGCATTCCGGCCCTGTATCGCCTTCAGGACGTGCTGGGCAGACTGAACAAAAACGTGAATTCAGGGCAGGCCGCCGGTGGCCTGAAAGCGGTAACGCTGTCAGGGGGCAATCTGTATCAGGTGGCGTCAGAGCAGTATGGAGACGTATCGCTATGGACCAGCATAGCTGATGCCAATGATCTTTCCGATCCACAACTGAGCGGTATTCATACCCTGAAAATACCCACCAGCCCGGAGAGTTAGCGATGGACGTTAATAATCCCGTAACGGCATCAAGCGCCCGCCATGTTAGCGGTCGTTGTCTTTTAAACGGCACAGAGGTGCCCTTTGTATCGTTCAGCATTGAGAACAATACGTACCGCGGCGCGGGGACGTTCGAGCTTACGCTGGCTATCTCTGCCATGCCCCCGGACATGAGGCTGCTGAACTGGTGGGCGGTGCAGACTACCATCAGAGCAGAGCTGTTCATTTCAGTCATCACCCAGGCGGGTGTTAACGAAAAAAAGCACATCACAGGAAACATCGATACCTGGCATTACGAACCGGCACGATTTGAGATTTCAGCAGAAGGGCGCGACTTTACCGCAAAACTGATTGATGCGAAGACAACCGGTGAAAGCTTTAAAAACCTGACCAGTTCCCAGATAGCCACTGCACTGGCGCAGCGTCACGGGCTTACACCGGTTGTCACTGCAACGACACAACGCGTCGGCGAATATTACCAGATTGATACTGCGCATCTTACAGGTGAACAGACGGAATGGGACCTGATCACCAGCCTGGCAGCTATCGAAAACTTTTCGGTCTGTGTGAAGGGTGACAGCCTGCATTTCGAACCTAAAGGCGTTCATGCTGGTGTGGATAATTATGTTATCCGCTGGCAGCCCCCCGGTGAGCTGGCGTATCCCCGGAGCAATGTCTCTGATGACCTGACATTTTCACGTGCATTAACGATTTCGAAAGGGGTGACGGTTGAAGTGCTGAGCTGGAATGCAAAGCTGAAAAACAGGCAATTTACCGCCACTTATCCAGCCCAGCCCAGGGGGCCTGAGCCGGGTAAATCGACTGCGGACACACAGGTCTATCGGGTGATGCGTAACGGACTTACACCCGATGCTGCCCGCGCGCTGGCCAGGTCATTATACCGGCAGATCGTTCAGCATGAGATGGCATTCAGCGGTTCAGTGGCCGGCGACAACCTGCTCATGCCGGATACGCTGATCCGTATTGAGGGCACCCAGAGTCCTTTTGACCAGATTTATTACTGCGATAGCGTGCGGCGAACCCTGAGCTGGGAGACGGGCTACAGAATGCAGATTTCCGGTAAAAATCACAGTCCTGCTCTGGAGTCTGAACGGTGAGGGTGCTGCTCAATGCCGTGGCTGCGACGACGCTTCAGAACATGGCTGACAAAAACGGCACACGTCAGGGCATCATCACCGCCTACGATCCGGACAGTTATGCGGTAAAAGTCCAGCTACAGCCGACGGGTGAGGAAACCGGCTGGCTCCCCCTCAGTACGCCCTGGGCGGGTAACGGCTGGGGATTTGCTGCAGGTCCGATGATCGGCGCTGTGGCGGAAGTGGGATTTGATTCCGGCCTGAGGGGCGTGGGGATGGCGGAAGGGCAGTTTTACAACGACGCTGACCGCTGTCCGAGGCCACCCTCTGGTGAATTCTGGCTGGTGCATCAGAGCGGTTCGCTGCTGAAGTTTCTCAACAGCGGGGAAGTCCTCCTGTCTGCGAAGGGAAAACTCACTTATGACGCACCGGCACATCACTTTACCGGCGGCGACGTGCTGATAGATAAGAACCTGACAGTGGGGAAAAACATCAGCGACCACAATGGCCGTTATGGCCCTGTAGATCGTATCCGTACCGTTTATGGCGGTCACACCCATCTCGAAAAAGGTCAGGGCAATTTCACTGCCCCGCCGAAACAGCAAATCAAAACTCTTCTGCAGGATTAATCTATGCACGACCTCTATCACTCCGCAGGCGGAGACCTCAACTCCTCTTCTACTGGCGATTTACGCACGGCATCAGGCAGCGACCGCACTAAACAACGCATTCTGCGACGGCTGCTGACCAACCCTGGCGACTACCTGTTTCATCCGGAATACGGTGCCGGGCTGGGGAAGAAAATTGGTGAGGCAGTCAGATCGGGGGAATGGAAATCACTCATCAGTGGCCAGATGTTGCTTGAAGAAGCTGTAGCTGCCCATCCACCGCCAGTTGTGAAACTGGCCCTGATTGAAGGGGGCGTCAGTGTGTCGATTGCTTACAGCGATGACCTGACAGGCATGCCTGAAACGCTCAACTTTGACGTCACAAGGTAAGCAGATGCCATCGCTCAACGTTAAATCTTTCTCTGAACTCGTCAGCGAACAGGTCACTGCTATACAGTCGCGGGCGGCAAAACTGCTGGACTTCTCCATCGGCAGCATTCTGCGTTCGCTGGCTGAATCCAATGCCGGTGTGGCAATGTGGATCCAGCAGTTGATCGTGAAGCTTCTGGTGACGACGCGCGCCGCCACCTGCTCAGGTGACGATCTGGATAGCTGGATGGCGGACTTTGGTTTTTTTCGCCGCTCTGCCGTGCAGGCCACTGGCAACGTGACATTCTCCCGTCTCACGCCCACCTGCCAGGCCCTTATCCCGGTAGGGACAAAGATAACCACCCTGGATGGCAGCCAGACCTACACTGTTATTGCAGACCAGCCCGGGCGGTCGGGCTATATCATCGCGGCCGGCGTTATCTCTCTGGATGTACCGGTATGGGCAGACACCGCAGGCGCTGCGGGTAATGCTCAGCCAGGTACCATCACCGTCATCACAGGTTCAGTGTTATATGTTGATCAGGTCACCAATCCGGAAGCTTTTACCGGCGGAAAGGATGCTGAGTCCGATGACGAATTCCGCGCACGATTCAGAATGTGGATTTCGTCGTTATCCAGAGCAACCAAAGCGGCGATTACGTTTGCGCTCAGCAATATTCAGCGTGGCGTGAGCTTCACTCTGAGCGAGAATATGGCCTGGAACGGTGCGCCGCAGCCGGGCTATTTTTATGCGGTAATTGATGATGGCAGCGGCGCGCCGCCACGCGAATTCCTTGATCGTGCCTACAGAGCAATTGATGCTGTGCGCGGCTTCACTATCACTTTTGGTGTCTTTGCACCCCAGGTTATCTACGCCAGTGTCGTGCTTTCATTTACGACTGATAATCAGGCTGACTACACAGGGGTAGCCACATTGGTTGAGGAGGCCATAACGCATTACATTGCCAGTCTTAAGCCTGGCCAGCTAATGGCCTACACCCGCATCATCAGAGCGGCCTATGCGGCCAGTCCATTGGTCACGAACGTGACATTCCTTACCCTCAATGGCGGAAAAGCCGATCTCACGGCCTCGCCAAAACAGGTTATTCGCAAAGGTCAGATCACGGTGAGCTGAATGACTAAAGGTGATAAGAATGACTTTCTGACCCGGCTTCATGCACTGCTGCCGCCCGGCTGGTTTAATGATTACAGTCCGATTCTTGCAGGTACGCTCTCTGCCTGTGCCTCATTGTTATCCTGGTGTTACACCCTTTATCGCTACGCCCGTAAGCAGACACGCATCTCCACCGCCACTGATGGCTGGCTGGACCTTACAGCCTGTGACTTCTTTGGCAATAGCCTCAGCAGACCTGATGGTATGGATGATGACCGCTTCCGGATCCAGATAAAAACGAATCTGCTTCAAGAGCGGGGTACGCGACAGGCGGTCATCGATACTCTTGAGATGCTGACCGGGAATAAGTCTGTTGTGTTTGAGCCATTGCGCCCAGCAGATACAGGTGCCTACGGTGGTCCTGCCATCGGCTATGGTGCGGCGGGTGGATATGGTTCCCGCTGTCTGCCTTACGAGGCATTTGTAAGCGTCAGCCGGCCGCGCGGTCAGGGCATTCCCTGGGTAGCGGGCTATGGGACATCAACGGCCGGGTACAGTGAACCTTCGCGTGCCCAGTATGTTTCCAGGCAGATGATCACTGGCTGCATTACGGATGCGCAGATTTACGCAGCCATTGCTGCCGTTAAACCGGAAGGCACCCTCGTCTGGGTAAGAATTCATTAATCTCATTTTCTCCGTTAACAGTCACACGATGGCCATCCTGAGGATGGCCTTTTTATATGGATAACACTATGGATCGACAGATTGTTTATCCGGGCGCCATTCCGCTCGAAACCGACCTGCTTAACACTAATAAATTTGCCATGACAGGGATGGCAAAACTGGCATCAGCCATTATGGGCGAAAGCACCTGGCTTCACGGGCTGGCATGTAAGCCGACTGCACCTGCATCAATGAGTGTGGAGGTCGGGGAAGGGCAGATTTATACGCTGCAGCATGTTGATGATACGGCTTATTCATCACTGGCAGCTGATAACAGAAATACCATTCTGAAGCAGGGTCTGAATACGTCTGCGTGCCTTTTCAGACTCGAGGCACCCGCATTACAGGGACATAGCATCAACTATCTGATCCAGGTGATTTACGCAGATACTGATACGGGTCCCACTGTGCTGCCTTATTACAATGCGGCTGACCCGGCGATAGCCTTTAGCGGGCCGGCTAACAGCGGCACTGCACAATGCACGGTAAGAGCCGGTAAATGCCATCTTGCATTAAAAGCGGGTATTGCCGCCAGAACGGGTAACCAGAAGTCCCCGACACCTGATACTGGTTATACAGCAGCATGGATAATTACCGTAAATAACGGGGATTTATTTATTGAGGCTTCAGCGGTAAGCATAGCTGAGCACGCGCCTTTTCTTCCTGAGGACGGCATCATCACTGCTGTTCAGCAGGGGTGTATGAACCGTGGCAAAGTGAATCGTGAGGGGGATACCTACCATCTGGTCTGTCAGCCGCCAGTCACAAAACTCACAGATGGGATGCGTCTGTTCTTCCGCACACCAGCAACGAACAGGGGAGCATGTAAACTTCGCGTAGGGGATTTTCCGGCCTGTCCGGTTTATGACGAGGTCTCCAGAGAACTTACTGAGGGCAACCTCAGCATCTGCCAGCAAAATGAAGTTGAGTGGAATGCGACCCTGAATGCGTGGATCCTTTGTAATAACCAGCAGAGAACTGACTGGGATGAGCTGAACCGACGCTACATCCCTGTCAACGGTGGCGAAGTAAAAGGGCCATTATCGGTTGAAGGTTTACTGAGTACGGACAGGGAACTCAGTATTGGGGAAGCGAAAGTCACGCCAGAAGGTGACGTTCTTGGAAAATTGTGGAATGGAAGTTTACAAAAATGGTTAATTAAACGTTCAGCAGGATTCGTAGATAAACAATTGTCTTCTTTCGTCTGGAAAGATCCGGTCAGCAGGCTCATTATTCAGGGCGGGTATATTAAACGCCCAGATGATCAACCTGTTATATATAATATTGCTTTCCCTAACATGTGTTTTATCGTGCTGATAACGCAATCTGGACATAATGGTAAGAGCACATATAACTCTCATGTTCATGACGTTAACCGATACAAATTTGAACTGCGCGCAGGAACAGGTGAGCCTAATTTCTACTGGCTGGCTGTAGGATTTTAATCATGAATATTGGCTATAGCGCAAAAATGAATGCATTTTTCTTGCTTGATGAAGAGGAGGCATACAGGGAAAGTGGTGCGTGGCAGAATGATATTCTTCCGGTGCCGGATGGTATATGGATGAGATTTATAGGCGAACCGCCGCAAGGTAAACAGCGGGGGCCTGGGGAAGATGGCCTGCCAGCCTGGATTGATATACCTGACCAGGAATGCCCAACCATCGAGAAAAACGAGTCGATAAAGAATGCGTTACTGGAAAGGGCGGATACGGAAATACGCATGCTGACAGTAGTGCAGGAAATTTACGGACTAAATGAAGAAGAAAAACAGAAACTCATTGCCTGGAAAAAATATTTAGCTGAAGTATACAGGCTGAACGCGAGAGTAAATAAGAAACTGGACTGGCCAAATAAGCCAGAAGCTGGCTGAAGTGGCTCGTCCGGAACGAGCCACTGAATTAATACTTAAAAGCGATAACCGACATTGATGATAGCGCTCTTCACATCATGTTTTTTTGATGTGAATGCGGCCTGCGAGCCTTCAAAAGCTGCAGTTAATGCCAGATGCCTGGTTGCATCAAATGTCAGACCAGTACTGTACGCAAAATGGTTAGAGGAAGATGAACCGCTCCTGGAAGACAATCTGTTAAAGTCCTCATATTTTAACGGGTTGTCCACTTTAGTATGCGAGATACCGCCTAATGCAAATACACTGAGTTTATCGGAGATGCGGTAAGTCGGTCCCATCAATGCTGAGTAATAT